CTATCTTGGTAGTGTCCATTAGTTTTCAAACTCCATTTCTCCACCGGCATTTTGCAGGTTCTTTAAGGCTTCAAGTTCGTCTCGTAGCTTCTGTATCTCTAACCTACGCTGAGTTAACTCTATTTGGTAAAGATCATCGCAATTAATACGCGCCTTGGGTTTATCCAATGGTATAACAATACGTGCGTACACACCTATGTCTTTTCCACGGCTGTCAGTATTTAGACCAGAAAGAACCCCTGTTACGCCATACTCTAAGTTTACACCGCCACCTACAGCGTTACTGCACCGCGTATTGCCTGTAGAAAACGAGTCCGACTGGTAGTTCATTGGCGGGTTTGGTAACGCAAGCGAAAGAGAACTACTGTCTGCTACAACAGAACTGGCTAACAAACAAAGGGCTACTACTAACCTCATGCAGGCTCACCATCTAACCTTGAGCATATCCTAGAAGAAATAAGAGTTCTTGACTGGTTAGTCTTTTTTACTTTTGACGTTGTGCATAGATACACAGCTTCAGGCATATCTCTTTTCCTTATATAAACATCGAAAGATTTATGCTCTTTGTAATCAACTTTCATAATTCTATATGTTGTGGAAAAGGGTATGTTCATCCAGTTTAAATCAAACAAATCAATCTGATAATACTTTATTTCCTCCCTAGAATTAAAGAGAGACATTTCTACTTTAACTACATTTTTAATATGAGTTGTTTTTACTTCGGGATAAGCAGGCGTCATTTCGTGCGCAGACGCACCGAAAGTAACTAGCGAGCCTATCGTGATTATCCTACTTAGCAATGCAACTAGCCTGTACGACGGCAGTGTAAGTGCCTCCCGGTAGCGGTTTAGCTGAACCGTAAGTCGCACTGGATGCAGTGCTAAACCACGTAGAACCTGCCAGCGTAAGGTTAAAGTTTGTAGTATTACCAACCACTGTCTTAGCGGCTTCGTAGGCTGACATACCCGCAACAGATGTTTGTGTAACGCTTGTACTACCTGTCCATGCTACTGTATCTGTAAGCGAGGGGGACGAGCTAAAAGATGTGGGGTGTGTTATACTAGCTATGTAAGCATCCGCGATCGAAACGTCATACCTCATTACAGGTAGTATACCACCGTCGGCAGGAGTTGTGCTTAGTTTACTGGCAATTGGGTTGCCGTATGCACCTGACTTAGTTGTTTGTATTACGCACTTAGCTTCCACGCTACCTGTAATCTCAACATTAGCTAATGCAGGAAACGCAAAAAGTGAAAGTATTGCTATAGAATATTTCATATTAAACCTCAATTGTTGTACTGCATATCAACCATCTGTTCGTGCAGTATTTGTTGTGCTAGGTTATTACGCAAGGCTTTCTTGTTGTCAGATATTTCTGAGTCAGCAAGACCGGGGGCGTCAGCATACACACCTCCATTAATAGATGCGTTATAATACATAGCTATATTGGTTTGTTGGTTAATAGCCAGTATAATATCATCTTGTCCTTGTGTCTTAAATAGGGTCAAAGCGTTGGCAGACGCCGTTAGACCCATCTCAATTCTAGTTTCTTCTTCTTCCTCTTCTTCAGAAAGAATTAGATTACCGTCTTCATCATATTGAAACTCGTCATATTCTAACGCTTCAATAACAGCATCATCTTCAAGCGCATTATACACTTCTATAACAGGGAGAACAGGCATCGGCTTTACATACCCCGGGCAGTTTGGGTTTGATTGGGGCTCAAAGCACTCGTCGATCCTATAGTTATATATAACCACAGCATCTTTGACCGAACCCTTCCCTTCAATGTCAATCGAACCGTCACCCCATTTGGTAGCCGGAATGTTAGAAAGGGGAAACGACTTAACAATTGTATTTCCGGGGACTCCAGACCAATCGTCTGTCTCTCGAAATATGTAGCCATTACCGTCAGCATTCTTGTTGCCGACGTGGACCTTCATATCATCTTCTGGTCTTTTAACTGTAGTGTATCTATATAAGAGCCCGTTTATGTCTATACCGGGAATATCCGGCAACACCGAACCCATCCCCCAACTTAATGCTGTGGATGCGGCATTTCCCGTTGCCCCATAACTATAAGGATCACAGGAAGAGTAAGAAGGCCAAAGTGCTAATAATAACACTAAGACCTGTTTTTGTTTCAACGTTTTCATTGAAAATCTTCCTCATTGGATTTTTTTGTTCACGCTCAATAGTTTCCTTAACAGCTTCCATTTCCCATGCTAGTCTAGCTTTATCGCCCACCAACCCATCCTTGGGGCAGGGCGTCCCCGCATTAAGCATGGCTTCAAACACTCTTTCGTCCTGACACATTACGGATACGGCTGCCACTTTCATCCCCATATCGTACATGGTTTTGGCGTTCTTTAATTTTTCACAATTCATATCTCGTACAGTTCTACCCGCTGAAATACCTAGAATTTGTGTCTGCACCGCCCCCGCGACACCTACAGTACATAGGTCAGAGTTGCTTGCGCTAATCTGCGGAGAAATCGCAGAAGGCGGCGGACTGTTGATGGTGGTATCCATCGAACCATCAGAAGTTATGGTACTGTTCGTATCTGTTCTAATTGTATCATCAGCGGCTACATGGCCGCTAATAAGAATAAACATAGAGATCAGTAATAATCTAAACATGGTTACTGCGGATTCCCTCTATTACCCTGTTGTTTAAGCAATTCACGTTGCATAGCAGACTGGATACGTTTGTCCGTTTGCTCTTCTTGTGACTGTAAACGTTGCTGGAATTGCTGGCCACGCATCTGCTGGTTCTGTGCATCCAACTGTAACTTGGCTTGATCGATTTGATTGTCTGCCTGATCGGACGCCGCTTTTTGCTGTAACTCTGCTTCTTTGAGTTTGACCAATGGATCGGGAGCGCCTGCGCCAGAAAGTTGACCAGATAGCTCTTTCAACTGCTGTAAGCCTTCGGCAATAAATTGCGCCGTCATCTTCTCGACTTCTAACATTTGCTCGGCATCTGCGGGCTGACCGCCTTGTTGTTGTACCTGTTGCAGATAAGCAACGGCCGCTTGTTCGCGGGCCGCGATCTGTACATGTTCCATCACGTGTTTTTGTAAAGCGATTCCAATCATTGGGGACCCACTCACAATAGGGCTTGACCCGAAGACTAAATGGCCCATTATGTGCGCCTGATGATTTTGGCCTTCAAACGCCTTCATCGGGAGCATATCCAGTGCATTTATGTTTTCTTGCGCCGGATCGAGCGGTTCTTCCGTATCTGCCGGTACTGATTTCAATAATCGATCAATATCGGTTACACCTAGAGCTTCGTACATGTCGCTATACACTTCATGCAGGTTATGTATTTCTGGAGCTTGTGTAGCCAACTGTAGTTTAGTTTGTGCTAACATGATGCGTTGTGACTGACTAAATACGTTAGGATTACTTACCGGAACAACGTCTACGCGATCATCAAAGTCTTCACGCATGATTGTTGCGTCCGCTCCAGCCACGGAGTACGGATACTCTTGAGGTAAGCTTTCAGACATAACACGAGCCAAAATCTTAAACTCTTGACGCATTGCGTAGTGCAAACGTTTATGTACAGCACTCATGACCCGCGAGCCCTGTTCCATCATTGCCATAGTTGTGCCTACAGCCGCTTGCTGATTACCATCACCCACTTTTAAGTCAGTGATTGTCGCAAACCGCTGACCAGCTTGGACCACAAAACCTAACAACTGAAATAGTGTTTGGTCGGGCCCCTTGAAAGGCAACGGCATAAGGCTGTCACGAATAGCGCCCCCGGGAGCGTCCACATCGCGGAACTCACCGGGCTGCAACGGATCATCGTCGTCTCTGATGCGTAGTCCGCGGGCCTTGAAACCCGCAGGGAGATTGGACAACGTACCGGCGTCGATCAACTGTCGCAGTGCCGAAGTGGCGGTTCGTGACAAACCGCCTATAGTGTGTATTAAGCCAAGGCCGTAAAAACCAAAGCCGGGTAAGAACTTGTAGTGCGTAAAGTATTGTATTTTCTTGCGACGCTCGTCCTCCTCGTTCCAGTTACGACGAACAGATAAAACCTGCCCATTGTCCATAGAAAGAGTAACAATGTAAGGAATACGGATGCCTGTTGGCTCTCCGTCATCGTCTACGTCTTCATATCCTTCCAAATCTAAATCAACATGGCATTCAAGAATAGTACAGTCATAATCAATGGTTCCCGGCTCTACGCCGTCGATCCGATCAATTTCTCCGCCAACACCTGTAACTTCGCGTTGTGACGGAATAACATCCACATCATCCAAGTAAATGCCTGCAATCTGACGCTTGCGCAGATCGTTTAAAGACATTCTCACAACTTGTGTGATATTAGGGCATGTTTCGAGGTCCGCGGTCTCATAGGGAACAACCAAGTTCTCTGCCGGTACAAACTTACTGACCGCACGACCCATAGCCTCATCATAATATGTTTTCTTGAAAGTAGACCCAGCAAGCGGCAAATAGAACAACATCTGATCCATGTCAGGAGTATAATCCTCCATAACGCTTGTGATATAAAAATTCATAAATTGTCTAACGCGTTGCGATTGAGCAGACTTTGCTCGCGTCTCTTCGCCCATAACGACAGTACGAACCGGTCCACTAG